TGAAACATAATTTGAATACATTTATCCTTGTTGCTTGTACCCCGGACAAGGGGAAGGTTCGCTTGTACCCTGGTGCAGGGATACTGGAGCTTGTGGACTCAGGCTTGAAGCTTGAACCCTTGGCTTGCGGGCTCGAACCCTCGGTTCGTTTGCTTGAGAGCTTGTAAGCTTGCGCCTCTGCTTCCTGAGCGCAGCGTAATACTTCGGATGTTTCCACATCATTTTTTATCCTGTTTAATTCTATATAACACAGCAGCGTCTCGCTTGCGGATTAAGTTGTTCCGGATCTCCCACATAAACTTGTCAACCTTTTTTAAGTAAGCTTTGGGCAGCTCTTCGCGGTCCCTTAGGAAGTAGTGCGTCAGGTCATTATGTTTAATTCTTTTCATTAGTGTTTGCCGTAACTGATATTAGTTACATCATAAGACCAGCACTGTCTACAGCTGCCACATTGGCCGCCCTGGTCCGGTGCCGGGCATGTACGCGCGCCTGGCTTCGTGGTCACTGTCGACGTATGCGGCCAGCTGCCAGCGGCTGCCTGGTCAATCATGGTCATTGATAATCTAATAATTAAATTTTTTGGACATTGCTCAAGGTGGTCCCTTATCCAGGCTTCACGCGTTGGCATCCAGTGCTGCATGCTAGGCGTTAACCTGCAGACCTCAAAAATTTTGTTTAGGTGGTCCAGGTCCTGGACGTCGCCGGCGTCGTGCCATCTAAAAACTTTATGTTTACTCACGGCTTGCGAGTTGATCACCACGGCCATGGCTTCCACCCAGCGCGGGTTCTGAATTGATTCTAATCTTTTATATTGCGCCTGGACAATTGCAGGGAATCTTGCATAGTTACCCTTCAGGGCATAGCAGCCAGCGCAAACGCTGTTAGGAATGAGCCTGAGCTTGGCGCCCGTCTTGCATTCCGCAGCTGGTATACCATAAGCAAAGCCCGGCATTTTGTCAGGCTTCGATAATGATACTATTATTTTTTTAGCTTCTTTTATATTCATGATTTCTTTCTCCTATAATATCTTATACTACAATAATATTTCCTTGTCAAGCTTGCGGCTTGAGCTCTACAGCTTGTGGCTTGTAGCTTGTGGCCATTGTCCCTGAGCCAGTCCGAATGCAACAAGAGCACCCGGACCATTGCTGGTCCGGCCGCGTTGTATTTATTTTTTCTAGTCGAGCAATACATAATATTGATCAGTAAAATTTTTCTGGAACCAGTTCAGGCCCTTCCTCATCGTGGCGCCATCCTCCAACATCTCAGCGCCTTTAATCACATCATAGACAGCTACGGCGTAACGTGGCAGCTGGCAGCTTTGGCCGCTGTAGGGATTGGTCACAGTCTCGAGCGCGTGCTTAGACTTTGGATCCTCCAGCATTATTTTAAATGGTAGTTTCATATATATCCTTTCATTGTTATGGACCCTGGATTGAAGCCCAGCGGCAATTGTTTACCGGCTAGCCAGGGCTTAACAGGTATTCACCTGCCAAGGTCCAGCTGTAGTTATATCCTACAAGATCCCATATGCAAGATAAAAATAAAAATAAATTTCTTGACAGCTTGCAGGCTTGATTGTATTGGGTGGGCCCACCCGCTTGAAACCTTACGCCCAACTGGGCGGGCCCACCCTAAAAAAAAAAACAAAAAAATTTCTAGTTGTAGTTGCACACTTTTTAAGATGTGCAAATACAACCGACTCTAGAATTCTGTATGGTTTCTGGGGGTACATCACGCTGATAGCAACACCCCAGAAATCCTTTCATTTAGTATTAAGTTTTT